TCAATGGCATCAATCCAGCTATACCCGAAGAAACCCACACCATGGGAGCAATCGATAGAACAACGCATGAGAGTAGTGATATTAACCTTACGTCGGTAGGTAGTAACGTAGGTTCCATAGCAACCTACCTTTTGGATATAGTGCAGGATCTGGAGCGTCAAACTCTACAAAGTCACTATTCATCATAGTAACAATAGTTTCTTGTGTGCCATTTAAACCTGTTGAATTCCAACGAGCGTCTGCAAACACAATACCGTTTTCAGTTGTTTGATCTGAAGTATCAACTAATACCCACTTTAGGCTACTAGCATTGTACACATAAATCTTTGGATAGTGTTCTAAATCACTAGTATCTACCCAAATGTCGCCTTGTTGTAAAGCTGTACCATCACTTTGTAGTGTTGGCTTAACAGCACTTACGATTGGACCGTTAGGATCAATGGCATTTGCACCAGCAAATGGTGTAACTGCTGTTTGTCCATAGTTAAATGCCGCGCTAGTACGTGCTGTGAAGTTGTAATTGTTTAAACCTCTCCAGTGTGTACCATCGTTAACCATAATATCAACATCAGTAACAGAACTGTTATACCATAATTGGCCGTCTGCTGTTAATGTTGTTGGTGTTGAATTGCTTGCAACATAAGTGATACCGTCTGCTGTATTAGTAGCTAATGGCTTCCAGTTTGTTGCTTGACCAAATGTATATGTTGATTCGCCTGCAGGAACTGAATATAAGTTTGCAGTTGTACCAGCAACTAGACCTGAGTGGTTTAATGGAGTGTTTGTACCATCTGCAAAACGGATTACACCGCCAAGTACGTGACTAATAACAACTTGGTTACTGCTGTTTACACTTGCTGTGATGTTTGTAAATCCAGCTGAGTTAACAGCGCCAGCAAATGCATTAGCATCAGCAGTAGCACTTCCGCTAGCTGTAAATGTTACAGTTTTTCCAGAACCTGTAGAACCAGTAGCACTATAATCGCCCAAATAAGCTGAACCAATTACACTTTCAATTGCTGTGAATGTGTTTGTTCCGCTAGTAAATGTTGTTGATTTGATAATACCAGTTGTAATAGTAGTAGGACCTGAATTTGCACGACGATGAATCTTAAAGTCTACTACTTGTGGATTTACAGCATGACCTGTATATTCAGAATCATTATATTTTACATATAAATTGTTTACTGGAATGTTAATACCACCGCCGCTTGGATCTAACGCATAGATAGCGGCCGCACTTGATGCATACAATGGAGCATTGATAGCATCAAAAGACGCTGTGTTTGTGTTGTACAACCATACAGCCCAGTTAGCACCTAAGTTAGGGTAAGTTGATTTAACCCAAACAGATCCAGTTGGACGTGGGGTAGTGTCTGTAGATTTATATGATGGAACTTGAGTGTGCGAAGCAATAGTTAATAATGGTGAATAATAGTCACCTGCTAATAAACCAGTAGCACCTGAACCTGTTCCAGTTAGTGTTCCACTTAATGTTAACTTGTCTACAGTACCATCGCAATACAATGCTAATTGATTGTTGCTGTTAACGATCGCTGTAACACCTGGAATTCTACCAGTAATTGCGGCCGCTAATTGTGTAAATGATGTAACACCAGTAGCTGTAAATGTTGTTTCTGTTTCAATAGCAGTCATACTGCCACCAGTTGCAGTAGACAATACAAATGGTGTACCACCTTGTGTTGCGCTAATTGCAAAATATGTACCGCTTGCCGCAATAACATAATATGTTGTACCATTTACGATACCACCAAATGTTGTTCCGCCAAATACAATTGGGTCTCCAACAACTAGTGTATTACCTGCACCAGATGCTGTAATAACGTTGCGTGGTGTAACACCTAAACTAGTAACAGTACCAGTTGAGCTTGCCGCGCCAGTATCTGTAATTGTAACTGGTGTTCCGCCTGGTGTTAAACTTACTGAGAAAGCACTTGTTGACAAGTTACTTGCTAAAACATAATAAGTTGTTCCGCTTGACAAACCGTTAACACTTGCGCTGAATACAACAATATCGCCAGCTTGTAATGTATTTGTAGCTGTAATTAAATTATTTGTTATTGCTGTTGCTGTTACAGTAACAGTACTAGGAGCAGTTGTAGCACTAGGAGTTACACTTAAACTTGGAGCAACACCGTTACCAGTAGCCGCAATAGTTAATGAATATGAACTAGTCAATGTGCGTGAACTTAATGTGCTTACTACTGTTGGCCAGCTAGCTGTCCAAGCGTTAGAACCAACTTGTACCCATGCACCTGTATAGTTCTTAAACCATAATCTGCTAGTTGTTCCAACTGCTGTTATAGCATAAGAACCAATTGCGCCAATACTTGTTAATGGAGCACTAGATGAATCTGATGAGTTTGATAATTTTGTAGATTCAGTAATCACTAATGGAGTACGGTTTACAAATGTCTGGCCGCCAGTTGTTGAAGCTGGATTAGCATTCCATTCAAATACACCAAATGCTGTATCTGTAGTATCAAACCAATATGTTCCTGCATCTGGGCTTCCTGCTGGAATGTTAGTTGTTCCTGCTAGTTGCCCTAAATTAATATCTGCACGTACTACATAAGCACGTGAACTTACACCTAAATAGCTGTAAGCGGCTTGCAAGCCGTATTCGTTAAGTTCACCTGCGTGAACTGGGTTGTTACTAGCGTCAGTTTCAAACATAGGAGTACCAAAAGTACTGCCCAAGTCCATTTGACTAGTCATCAAATAAACTTTACCTGTGTTTGCTTTTTGTGTACCGGAAGCAATTCCAGTACCTGCTGAATTAGTTTTGTTTTCTGCTGTCGCAACAAAAATTAAAGGTGTTGTACCTGGGGCCGCTGGTGTGTAGAAACTCTCGTCTACTACTGTAACCGCTACGCCTGGTGAACCGAGTGTGGCCATATGTTTATCTCCGGTGAATACAAGTTCTAATTGTATTTATAGATATTTGAGCTTTTCAAGCTCGTATAAGCCGGTTTGAAAAGGTTTAAAAAAGGCTTAAATATTGTATGAGACCACTTTGCACCTGCGGCCGAGGCCCTGTAGCCATTAATTATTATAAAGAAGGTGTCGCATACTATCGTAGCGTATGCGGTAGTTGTTTACGGGGTGTTAAATTGCCTAGATGGCAACAAGCTGGATACAAAATGAAAAACACCTGCGACAAATGCGGTTTTAGAAGTCCGCATAAGGAGGTGTTTGCTGTGTTTCATGTAGACGCAGATTTAAACAACTGCACCCACGCTAATTTAAAAACAGTTTGTGCTAACTGCCAACGGATTCTTCATAAGGAAGGGGTTCGATGGAAGCAAGGGGATCTTGTACCAGATCTTTAACTTTGGCCATTAGTTCATCTATTGTACCATCATTAGTTAGTACATAGTCAAACTTAGTCCCTACCCAAGCTGTTTCACTAGCGTGAATATTCAGCTTAGACATGCGGCCGCTTGCCAGTGCCCAATTTAAGCACTTAGGACCAGCGTTCATATCCGCGGCATCCTTGTACCATTCAGGATCATCACCGCGTTTTACACGGATAACAATACCGCCTGCTTCTTTGATTGATTTGATTTCATTAGGAAAACGACAGTCACTAATAACGATGTCGTCCTTGCTATTGCGTAGTTTGTTTTCTAAGCTGGCAATCCAAATATCATCATGAAAAGCCTTGCGACAAACTTCAGTTCCCCAGTATTGTAAGACCCAGCGTGGTGTTAAATCAGGCATATTAAGACGTTCTGCCCACCACGGATCTACTTGTTCTCGCCATTCACGGGCTTGTTTAGTACGGCCTTCTAACATTGTTCTGTCCCAGCCAAATACATAACTTACAGCATCTTTTAAACTGTTAGCAAAAGACTCTCGTCGAAAACCGTGAAAGTTAGTAAGATAATCGGCAATAGTATCTTTGCCAGAACCAATAAAACCGCATACGCCTATAATCATAGAGCCCCCTAATTTAGCTCTAGTATATAACAGTTTTATTACAAGGTCAAGACTTTTTTAACCAAGAATGAATGTCATCGGCTGACCGCCAGCAACATGATCGCCCAACTCTTTTTCAAGTTTTTCAATTTCCTTGTCTGCTTCTTGTTTGAGAGCAGAGCCATTTAACTGGGATCCACTTTGTGGGCCTACAATAGTGGCAAATTTACCACGTGCTTCGCCTAACATAGCTTTACAAGTTGCTAAGGTATAGTCGTATAACCATTGTTTTGCATACATGTCTTGTAGTAACACAAAATCTGGACGGAAATTGTCAGTACGAATTAAGATTTGTTCGCCCTGTGCAAATGGACGTTGGAGTAAAGTCAATGTATGCTTGGTTTGATTCCAAGCAAATTCAATATAACTACCAAAAATACGGCCTAATAGTTTTTGGTAACCTGAATACAATTCATAGGTCGCAATACCACCTAACTGATTACTGTTCATCAAATAGGTATTTGTATAGGCTAAGTTGAATGGCTCAAATAAACTGCCACCTGCGCCTTGACCAGTTCTGCTACCAACGCTACGACGGAAAACTGAACGAACATTAATAACTTCGTTTGGAAGCTGATATTCGTTTTGATCTACAAATAGTTCTAAAAACAAATAGCTTTCTTCAACTGCACCGGCACTACGTTGACGGAATTTGGCCAATGATCTGTCTAAAGCAGTTTCGTAATGTTTAGGATCAAGCTCTACTTCAACCATGCCGTCACCTAGCATGGTTTTAACATAGTCAAAAACCTTGTTTCTTTCTTGGGTTGACGTGGTAAGCGCCGGATCTGTAGGGTAGATATCTGCCATTTTTTACTCTCCTTACATATTTAGCTAACGATAAATATCATTATGCCACGAATATCTCTATATAAGCCCGAACGAGGGCAAGATTTTAAGTTTATGGATCGCCAAGCTAGCGAAATGTTCCAGCTTGGAGGCACGGACGTTTACTTACACAAATACATCGGTACATCTGCCCTTGACAGCAATGGAAATCCTGTTGTTAAAGATGTTACTCAAATACAAGATTTAATGTTTCTGGAAAATCGTGATAGAAAATACGATACAGAAATTTATAAAATTCGTGGTTGGTATAATGTACAAAATATCGACTTTAATTTAAGTCAGTTTGGCCTGTTTATTGATAATGATACAATTTACATGACTGTACATATTAATGATTTTATCAAATACATTGGACGTAAACCTGTTAGTGGTGATGTATTTGAATTACCACACTTGCGTGACGACTTTGCCTTAAACGGATTTGATGTAACATTACCTCGTTATTATCAAATTACAGATGTTGGACGAGCAAGCGAAGGCTTTAGTGCTACGTGGTATCCACATCTATACAGATTAAAATGTACAAAAATAACAGACAGTCAACAGTTTGCTGATATTTTAAATCAACCTGCTAATGCTGATAACCCAACTGGCCCAACATTACAAGATTTATTAAGTACACGATCAAAAGATTTGCAAATAAATCAAGCCATATTAGACGAAGCAGAAGCAAATGCTCCTAAGAGTGGATACGAGACTAGACAATTTTACACATTAAAAGTTGATCCTGAGAACGGAAGACCAGTTCTTGAAACTGCTGATGACTCTACCCTAGATACAAGTAGTACTCATAACTCTGCGTCAGATGTTGCGGCAAGACCGATACGTAGTGGATACACTGGATACGTATTAGGCGACGGAGTAGCTCCAAACTCGGCAACATCTCAGTTTGGTGCAGGAATTCAGTTTCCTGATAGTGCTGAACAAGATGATTATTTCTTAAGAAACGATTTTATGCCTAACAGATTATTTAGATTTGATGGAACACGTTGGATTAAAGTTGAAGACAGTGTGCGCATGACAATGACCAACAACGATCAACGTCAAACTCTTAAAACTGGTTTTATTAATAACACAAATACTCATGTTATTGGTGGAGAAACTGTTCAAGAACGCCAAAGTCTTACACAAGCAATTAAGTATAAACCGCAGGCGGATCTATAATGCAATATTTTTATGATGGTCAAGTACGAAGATATCTAGTACAAATTGTTAGACTGTTTAGTAATTTTACAGTTAAGTATGGTGACGGCACACTACATCAAATACCTGTAAGTTATGGGGATCCAGACAGACAAGCCGCGGCTATTCTTAGACAGGGTAGTGAAAACGCGGTTAATTCAGTGCCACGAATTGCTGTACACATTAGTGATTTAAATTTAGATCGTAGTAGACTAGCGGATGCTACGTATGTTGGCAAACAACATATTCGTGAACGAGACTTCGATAGTCAGAACATATACACTGGCGCTCAGGGCAAAAATTACACTATTGAAAAAATTATGCCTACTCCGTTTAAACTAACGGTTAAAGTTGATATTTGGTCAAGTAGCACAGAACAAAAATTACAAATTCTTGAACAAATTTTAGTATTATTCAACCCAAGTTTAGAAATTCAAACTACAGACAACTATATTGACTGGACAAGTCTTAGTGTTTTAGACTTGACACAGGTCGCATGGAGTAGTAGACAAGTTCCTGTAGGTACAAACGACCAAATAGACCTTGCAACACTAACACTAGAAGCGCCAGTGTGGATCAGTCCGCCGGCCAAAGTTAAAAATCTTGGCGTTATTACAACCATTATTACTAGCATCTATGGCAGTGCTACCGACAACAATAGTAATTACATAGAAGGTTTGGGCGTTGACATGTCTGGTGGAACTCCGTCATTCAGCGATTTGTTAAGTACCCAATACACTACCAACAGCGGTAATTTTAATATATTGCTGTTAAACAGCCAAGCGCAAATATTAAATCCTGGTAGTAACGTATCTGCATCAAACACAAGTACAGATGTTCCGGTAAACTATAGTGTTCCTGTCGATTGGAACATCTATCTTGCCACTGCGGGTGGCAAATATATTGCTGGATCTAGTAAAATTTATTTTATGCAACCGTCAGGTGCTGAAGTTTCTGGCACATTTACAGTAAATCCTTTAGATCCAACTGTAGTTTCTATTGTATTAGACCCGGACACATATCCAGGCAATAATTTAATAGCACCATACGACAGTACTACACATAATAGAGCCAATGGTTCGAGTGCAGGCACGTTTGATGCTATTATAGATCCAACAAAAGTCTACCCAGGTAATGGCATGAAAGACGTTGTTGCCGGTGATCGTTTCTTGATCATAGAAGATATTGTTACACATACAAACGCATGGGGCAATTTTATTGCTTATGCTAATGACATCGTCGAATACGACGGATCTGCATGGCATGTTGTATTTGAATCTGCTCACAATTCCAACACTCTCATCTATCAAACAAATATATATAGTGGAGTACAGTATAAATGGAACGGCGTAAGCTGGGTTAAATCATTTGAAGGTGAATACAGGGCAGGATTATGGAGAGTAGCGTTATAAAAGATAAAATTGTGTGTAGTGGCGCATTAATTTACGCTAAAAATACTCACAGATTTTTACTTTTACAAAAAGCTACTGGCAAGCATACCGGCACTTGGGGCTTAGTAGGCGGAACTACTATGGAAGGTGAAAACCCATGGCAAGGCCTGCAACGTGAAATTGTTGAAGAAATAGGTGCAATGCCTAACATCAAAAAAACAATTCCTTTAGAAACGTTTGTTAGTAACGATGCTGTTTTTAATTTCCACACTTACTTGTGTGTTGTTGACAACGAATTTGTGCCAACTTTAAGTAAGGAACACTGTGCTTGGGCGTGGGCTATAATGGATCAAGCACCAAAACCACTACATCAAGGTCTAAAAAACAGTTTTAGTAATCGAGCTATGCGTACTAAACTTCAGACTATATTTGATGTAGTGGGATTAATTTAGTTTGGATCAGTTTTACCAACCGACTGTTGGTGAACATATTTGTTATGCGTTAACCCTACTGAACGAATAGCCTTACCGTCGGCTTCACGCTGTTTGTGAGCTAGTGCCCATGAACAATCAGGAGCATGTCCTTCTAATTCACCTGCAATTTCATCAACGTGAACACCGCAAACTGCACAAATGTGATCATCGTTAGTATGGTCGGCAGTTGGACGCATACGTGGGTAATGTTCGTGACGATCTGTATAAGTATCATCAAACCATAAATCTGGCATAGTTTTTCTCCTTGAAAACAAGTTTTCTGTACTGTATATTTATTCTAAAAGAGCCGAAGCCCCGATACAAAACTGCTAATTAGTGTATAGAGGACAATTATGAGCAAAATTCAAAAATTAGCAGTAATAGGTGGTGGTTCTGCAGGGTTTGTAGCCGCACTTATTATAAAAACTAAATTCCCACATATCCAAGTAGACGTAATTCGTTCTAAAAAAATTGGTATTATTGGAGTAGGCGAAGGAAGCACAGAACACTGGAGTACTTTTGCTAGTTTTATCGGAGTTAAGCCTGAAGATTTTGTTAGAGAATGCGATGCTACATTTAAATCGGGTATTATGTTTTCTAACTGGAGCTCAAACGGTGATTATTTACAAAGTGTAGGCGCTGGATATAATCAATTAAATCATAATTATCTATACATGTACGCTCACATGATAGCAAACGGAGAAACTCCTCGTGATTTAGTATTTCATCACTGCTGGGACAGTACTGTAAACACATGGTTTGTAGGACAAGAAGATAAAAGTCCTTCAATGCAGTATCATTTCAACACACATAAACTTAATGATTACTTAACTCGCATTTCTATTGAACGTGGGATCAACGTTATAGACGACGAAATAACTGACGTACAAGTCGACGGTGAAAACATTACAAGTTTAACTGGCGAAAATAACATATACAATTACGACTTTTACATCGATAGTACAGGATTTAAAAAATTATTAATCAGTAAATTGGGCGCCAAGTGGCGCAGTCACGGTGAATATTTAAAAATGAAGTCAGCTATTACGTTTCCAACAACATATACAGACGATAATATTCCAATGTGGACTCGCGCACATGCTATGAACGCAGGCTGGATGTTTACTATTCCAGTTTATGACCGAATGGGTAATGGTTATATCTTTGACAGTGATTTTATTACTGCCGAAGAAGCAAAAGCAGAAGTAGAAGCATTACTAGGACACGAAATTACTGTAGGTAAACAAATAGATTTTGATCCAGGTGCAGTAGATCGTCCTTGGATTGGCAATTGTTGTGCTATTGGTCTTAGTGCTAGTTTCATAGAACCATTAGAAGCGAGCAGTATTGGTACTAGTATTAATCAAACATTTTTGTTGTGTGAAAAAATAATCAATTATACGCCTGCCGCTATTAAAAAATATAATGATACAATGACGGTCATTATTGATAACATAAGAGATTTTATAGCATTACACTATATGTCAGACCGAAGAGATACACCTTTCTGGCAAGCAGTTAGCGAAGGAGAAATTCCAGATAGTCTTGCAGACCATTTAGGAACGTTTCAACAAAAGTTACCAAGGCCTGACGATTTTTACGGTACACAATATTTGTTGTTTAATGCAGTTCATTACATTTTAGTAATGCACGGTTTAGGATTATTTGATATTAACGCAATACGTGAGGAATACGCATTAACTGTAAACCCAGACAAACAACACGAAGCCGCACATATAATACAACAAGGCAGAACTCAGCCGTGCGAAACTATTCCGCATAAAACTATGTTGGATATTATTCGTAATTTAAAGAAAGAAAATAAATGATGGGAAGATTGTTTACATTTGGCTGTAGTTTTACAAGTTATCTATGGCCTACTTGGGCAGATTTACTTGGACTCGAATTTAGTTCAGCAAATAATTGGGGTCATTCCGGATTGGGAAATCGTGCAATAGCAGAGCGTGTCGCTGAAGCCCATGCATTTTTTAATTTTACACCAGACGATGTAATTATTGTACAATGGACAAGCCATTTAAGGCATGATTGGATGCATACTAGACATCCTCGTATTAATGGTAGTGCTTGGCATACTAAAGGTAGTATTTTTCAAAAAAATAATCAAGAACTGTATGGAAAAAAATGGATGGATACATTCTGGGATGAAAAAGCCTACTATATCAATACATTAAATCACATATTATTAACACAAGGGTTGCTTGACGGTATCGGTTGTACATGGTATATGACCAGCATGAGTGATTTAACTAAACTAGGAACAGAAGTAAGTGAAAAAACAGTAGACGGTGAATTGCCAACACCGGATGTTATGCTACAAGATGTTTGGTCAGCAAGCCCAGATTTATTACCTTACAAGAAAGCTATCTGGGAAAATTATGAAGATCAATGGATTCCTCCATTATTAGATATTTGTAATGCTACACAAGAAGAACATTTCTGGTTTAAACATGCGACCGACGGTTCAGAAAAAGGTTATAATGTATTTGACGGAAGATGGATGGAACCACATCCTAGTATTAATCAACACGCATTGTGGGTTTTACAATTTAAGAAATGTATAGGAATGCCTGTTGAATTAACTTCTGAACAACAACAGATGGTCGACGACGTCAATAATATTAAAAATTCTACAGAAACTTACAAAGAATTCGATGACCAGTTACATAAAACTACATGGTCGGTTACTCATCGTTACCGAGGATTTTAATTCCCTTGCAATAAGGTAGGAATTTGTGTGCTATTTCTAAATGCCCGTCTAACGTATAGTGTTCGTTGTCGGGCATTAACATTTGTGAAATATCAAACCCAATTTCTTTTAGATATGTTTCAGCAGACTTTTCTATCTTAACAGTAGATGTTAATTCTCCGTATACATTTATATTATCTGGAATATACACCCGGTCGTTCACACGCCACAAGTACATTTTAATACTTCGTTCCTTGCACAACCGATCCATTAAGAATAATGTACGACAATACTCGCGATGTTGCAAGTGTGTCATTAACTCACTCCACAATTTAACTTTGATATAGGGTTCTTTTTGTAAATTAGGGCGCCACTTTGCAGGAATATCTTTTAAACTTTCGTAATCTTCACCTGAAATTTTAGAAGGATAAAATTCATGATCACGATTGATTCCTTCTTTGTTGGCCATATCTTCAGGTACATCTGAAATACGTGTAACTAAATCATTACTACTATGGATTTGCATGAAATAATCGAGTGGTACATCAGCAGTAAAATCTTTAATGCTAGATCCGCTTAACATAAAACGGTTCCAATGTAGTGCTTGTACAAATACTTCGTCAATATCTGAATATTTGTCTAGTGCTATTTTAAGCCAATCAGGATAACGCTGAATAGTAGCGCCGCTCATAGCATATATGATACTGTGTTTGTTATTAAGATTGGCATAAATTTCAGCGTAATTATTATTTTGCCAAACATGAGGATAATTCAAGTACATCACTTGTTCAGTCCAATAGCCCTGACTGTGGCTATCTCCTAAGAACAATGTTTTACTCATTTACGCAAATACCAATCTTCGTTGCCGCTACGCTGTTCTTCTACACGACGATATCCATTAGCCACTAATAGATCGTATATCTTTTCTCTATCTTCTGTAAAAGAATGTTCTACAGTAATACAACTAATGTCATACTCGTTAAAATCAAAATCTTTAAGTATTGAATATTCACTACCTTCTGTATCTAGACTTAGATAGTCTATAAGTTTAGGAGCGTGATATAATTTAAGTAAATCACTTAGTGAAATTGTAAGAACATTAATTGTTACAAAATATTGATCAATTTTTGGATCGATTTGATCTAAATGTTGTGTCAAGCCCGCTCTAAAATTCCAACCATAAAACAATTCTTCATTGGCATTGAACTTAAAAGGCAATATTTTACCAGTTTCTTCGTGTACGCATAGCGTACTAGAAAAACTATTTCTAACACCAGCCAATGTTTGTGTAAAAAACGGGTTAGGATCAACGCATATACCGCCCCACTTGTAAAATTTCTCTAACAAGTATGTATTACTAGCAGTTATGCCGTCACCTGCACCGATGTCAACAAAGAATCCATCGGATTTAAAACCAGTTTCTTGTAGTACAAACCAATCTTGAAAGTTTTCTGAAAACTTTAAATTACTGCCTTCTGGTCCCATGATTATTCCTCGTTATATGGTAGTGCTGATGCAAACGCCCACAAATTATCAAAGATAGCAACTTTCTTTTTAATTTCTCGATAAGCGTATTTGTTTAAATCTTGTTCTGTTTCAAGTCCATGCCCTGTTCTTACTAATACAGGAGTTGCACCCATTTTCATAGCGGCTTTTAAATCGCTCATCTTATCGCCAACGTAAGCACCGCCTTTAAATTTAACACCTGTTTCTTTTTCAGCACGTTGAAACATGCCAACATTAGGTTTAGCATAAATGTCTTGTTTCATGCTAGTTGTACTGTAGTAAATACCGTCAATGCTAGGGCAACCTGCTTCGCCTAACATTTCTAACATACGCTGATTTACTCTATCAACGTCGTCTGGTGTCATTAATCCTTTACTAATGCCTGCTTGGTTAGTTAATACAACAATATTGTAACCCTTAGCACGTATTTGTGCTACGGCTTCTAAACTTTTGTCAATAGGCACAAACGCATCAGGATGACCAATGTATCCTCGATCTTCGTTTATAGTACCGTCCCTATCAAGACCAATAGTTATTTTAAATTTCGCTTGGGACATAGCCGTTATTCATACCTTCTAACAGGATAACATCAAGCGCATCTTTATGCGGTATGCTTCTTAAGACTCTGACTTGTTCGTTGCGTTCAAATACTTTTATAAGAAACTTAATTCTATCAGGGTGCAAATGAAATGCAGATTTATTTACAGGATATCCAAGTTGGGCGAGCCATATAAACCAGTTAATAGGATTAAAGATTGTATTATTTGTTAAGTTTGGTTTACATACATCGACAAATGTTACATTTGGATCAAGCATTATCATCCTATAATGCTGTTGTAGCACAGATTCTTTGAATGTTTCTTTAACATACTGCCAAAAAGGTTCAGTACGCTCTGTATTTGCATAATGCATGCCGACAAAATCTATACCGTCTTCAAAATATTTTGTCATTTGTGAATTGTATAAATTAATATTTGCAGTATCGTAAAAACTTAATTTAATCTTTTCTGCTAATAGTTTGATACCCATTTGTATTAAAAATAATCCAGTACTTTCTAAAGGCTCGATAAACCCTGCACTTAGTCCAACACTAACTATGTTACCTTGCCACATGTTACTACAATATCTAGGAGTCCAGTCAATGACTTTCATATCTTCAACTTTAACTCTGCCATTCCAGTGGTCGGCCAGATATTGTTTTGCTTCTTCGATAGGAGTTATATTTCTGTTAAAGACTAAACCAGAGCCAATACGACTACGTGTAGGAATTTTCCATATCCATCCATGCTCTACTGCTTCGCTTATTACATAGGGAAGCATTTCTGTTGTTTTGTCTTCAAAATCAATGCGACATGCTATTGCGGTATCGCAGAATAATCTACCGGTTATGTCAACAAACTTTTGTTCTTTTAATAAACTAATAAATCCGGTGCAATCTATATATAAATCTGCTGTATGTTCTTCGCCGTTGTTTAATACTAGTTTGTTAATATTACCTTCATCATCTTTAATAACTTCTGTAACTGCCGAATTAATACAGGTTACAAAACTTTTTATTTTCTTTTGAATATAAACAACCATCTTACCACAATCTACATGATATCCAAATCGTTGATCAGGTGCTGTAAAATCGATTAATCTACTAGTAGCCGCATCATAATTTGTGGTAGCATATCGTTTAAAGGGTAAATCTTGTTGTTGTGCCCATACATCTAAACTGCTACTATCAGGATATGTTACATTAGTCTGAAAAGGATGCCATACTTCATTATCCGTTGTGCCCCAGCCTGGAAACATAATGCCTGTTTTTAATGTAGCATCTAATTCATAAAGCCATTCTGCTTTAGCAAATCCGCACTCTTCCATAAAAGTGCCAAAATTAAGTATAGTTGCTTCGCCCACTCCGACAGGATTACCTACTTCTTTGTCAATAACGGTAATTTCTACCTTCGGAACATTGTTTAATAAGTAGGACGCAGATAACCATGCACTGCTTCCTCCACCTACAATTATAATTTTCATTTAATTAATTCCTTAATAATATTTGTATTGCACGGTTCTTGTGTTTGGCATATATTACACATATTGTATCCTTTTTCTAAAGGAGACACTAATTTTCCTGTGTTGCTATATTCTAAATCGTGCTTCCAATTTTTACGACTAGTTTTTGCCAGCTGATCATGGCATGCAAACAAATCAATAAACGGAAAGGGAGGCTCCGGATGTATTGCTTTTACAGGACATCTATCCACACATAAATTACAAGTTAAACAAGCATCTAACAAATCAGATTTTTTTTGATTTCTTTCATAATTTGTAATAGGAATACGTATTCCGTAAGTTGCTATCTTAGCATGAAAACCAAATTTGTAAGTATGTACCATACTATTTTTAGCTCTTACACCTAAGTTAGCAGTGATAGCCGCGGCCTTACTATTAAGCCAAATGGTATACCATATAGAATTTACCACAGGCACGGTTAAATCTATGTAAGGGTTAGTCCAGGATACATCATCTTCGCCAAATATCTCAGTCATGATTTTACGAGATTCGTAGTTTAACATGGCATAATCTTGACTGTAATCTGCTTTTCTAATAATTACAAGAGTATGATGAGTTTCGGATTCTATTAATTCTCGAGATCCGGCATCATATGCAACTCCGTACGGCGCAGATTTTTGCATTCTATTAGGTTGTAAACAACATTGTACAGTCTCAAAACCGTCCAGCAGGCCGATATCCCATCGTTCGGGATCAAAAAAAGACTTTAAATGATTAAAATCAATTTCAGTCATATGAAAAAACATTGATTAATTCTATATGTGCCGTCTACAAACATATCAGGTTTAATATATGCTGTGTGATATTGCCATTGCGGATACATTACAAATCTGTTGTACTTCATTTCAACTAGTTTGAGCATTTCCCAATCTTCTTCACTGTCTGTAACATAGTGATCCATTGGAATTTTGCCTTCGACATCCATAGTATTAGCATTGCCTTTATGATTACCACCAAATGTATAAAATGCTGTACCGCCTTGGCATTCTTCTGGTGTGTTTAGAAAAATTACAGCCGCATACAAATACGGATGCGGTGCATCACAATGCGGAACACGAGGCGGCAGATTTTTTCCAGTCATAACATTAACTAGAAATGTAGCGTTTAAAAACGACTGTTGAAAATAACCAGTTGGAGCTTTTTCGTATATCTCAGGCAATGATTGTTTAAACATTTCTTCGATAGGAGTGGCGAAATGATCAAACATATAAAATGCATTAATACGGCCGCTATCCGGACCAACTGGTAAATTACTAGCAATACGTTCATTAACACTAGGAGGAATAGATAGTGCTAATTCTCGAACCATATCTGGATTTTTATAAAAATTATCACATACAATAACTTTAGATTTACCTGGACCTATTTCATGAACGGCCCATTCGATTTGATCATTTATGGCAAATACTTCTTTTTCGTCAATAAATTTCTTAATCATCGACATTTTTAACCTCGATTAAGTATCCGTATTCTGGCAAATACAAATATTCCATCAAGCTGTTAGCAAGTGTACGTACTGCATCATCTAATGTTTCGACTAGTGGTTCACCGCCTAGATTAAAACTTGTATTAAACAAGATAGGCATTCCGCTTACTTTATAAAACTCGGTAATTAAATCATAGTAGTGCGGATTCTGCTCACGCTTAACTGTTTGTATACGACAAGTACCGTCGACGTGAATGATACTAGGAATCTTTTCAGCGATACCAGGCTGACAATTCATAGCATACATCATATGCGGGGTTTCTTCTTTGCCGCGCATGTCAAACCATTCGTGTGCGTGTTCTGCTAGGATACTACCGGCAAAAGGACGGAAATATTCACGGCGTTTAACCACGTTAACAAAGTCTTTACCATCTGGGAATGTAGGATCAAACAAAATTGATCTATTTCCTAGCGCACGTGGGCCGCTTTCGCTACGGCCTTGGAACATTGTAACAATATTCTTTTCACGCAACAACTTAACAATATCTTCGTGCGTGGCTTTTGTAATTTTAGCATTATACTTGTTAACTGTTTTGTTAATTTCTTCGTCAGTATAAGAATATGCAGGACCTAAATATAAACTGTCTGCATAAGGACGCACTCGATCGTCTTCATTCATTTTATGATGTACTAGTAATGCCGCGCCAATACATGTACCTGCATCATTACTGATAGGTTCTGCATAAAAATTAATACCTAGTTCGTTTAATTTTGTAAGATAGAAATAGTTAGCAACACAGTTTAATCCGTATCCGCCTGAAAATACTACATTTTTGATGCCTGACATTTCAACTGCTTTGAGAATAACACGTAGTGCTTCTTCTTGGCTTTGTGTTTGTACAGCGTAGGCCATATCTCTACGGTTTTGTAGTGTAGTAACATCTTCTATTTCTTTTAATACTTCATAATCTGTATCTAATTCAGCATAACGTCCAGCATTTACTTGTGCGCCATTTGGATATGTTGGAATAATTAAATTGCGATCAGTTGTACGCCATTTGCCACCGTTGCCGTCACTATAGATTGGAGGAATTTTATCGTTAGGTTCGCCGTACGGGAACAAGCCCATTGTCTTTCCTGCTTCGATTGGGCTCCAGCCACAGTATTGTGTAACTGCTTCGTATGCTTTTGTAATACCTGCACTGTCATCGATAGCTAATTCGTGTGTGCCTTCTTCGCCGTATAACGTAGATGGCATGTCACTAATCAATGCACCGCCCCATGGCCCGCGACCGCCTTGGTGTTTATACAATGTTGTAAAGTTTGCTGGGTAACGACATGTAAAGATACTTTCTAATTCCCATGTCATTTCTTGGTTGCCATCAAATTGCATTGGAATAAATGTGCCAGCGCCGTCGATAACAACACTAACTGCATCTTCAAAACCTGAACGATAAAACGCACAAGCCGCGTGTAACTTATGATGCATTACACTTAGGTCAATAACTTGTGGATGTTCGCGTGTATTAACGTTACGTTCGATAAGACCTAACTTACGTGCAAGGCCAGTATATACATCGTCGCCTGTAAAATCTACTTTACCAGCAGTTTCTTGTAGTGGTTGTGTATGTGCAATTACAAGATAGTCTAATTTATCAGTGTAATCCAAGATTTTAACCATCGATGCAAATGGACCACCGTCGTATTTTTTACGACTTAGACGTTCTTCTTCAATGGCAAATACAATTTCGCCGTCTTTTAATAAACATACTCCGCCGTTGTGTCCGCGAGTTATTGCGGCAATCCATTGACTCATTATTTTACTCCTGAATTTTCAAGTTTTAATGCACCACCAGATGTTGAAAATACCGGTTGTGTTGGTGCTGTTGGTTGTGTCTGTCCTTCTACTGCACAGCAAGATGCGTCTTGTTGTGGTGCTACAAATTTTCCTTTGAATCTTGTAGACTTACCTAGACGCTTACGTACAGATTTTAATACTTCTTGTATTTGAAATTTGTCCATTTCCATAACTTCATCATTTGCACGATTAACTTCTTCTTCCATAGTTAAGCGAATTGGATCATACACACGATCTTCCTTGCCTAAATCAATGATGTCAAAATCAGGATTGTTAGGATATGAAATATTAATAGGATAAGTTGCACCGCAGATTACAGTTGCAGTTTTACCCATTGCTTTTACAATATGTTGTCCTACACTATCTACACCTAAGAAATGATCCGCAACATCAATAACCGCGGCCCATGTACGAATGTCTGGTATTTGTGGTTGTGCTATTGGATATTTGCCCGTGTCGTTTTCTTCTAATACAATAGGAAACTCGTTCATTAAAATTACAGCATATTCTTTTTTAAGTTCGTTAATAATTTCAATGACATTGTTTAAATGCATACTACGACTGCTAGGATCGATAACCATTTCGCCTTGTCTTTGAATGCCGCGACCAAACGGCTGAATTACGATTGCTTTGTCAAAGCCTGTTTTAGATTTTACTTCTTGAACAATGTTATATCCATTGGTCATTTCAACTTTGTTTAATCTTATAGTAGGTTTAGGCAAATCACGAATGCCCTTATTATTGATGGCGATGTCAAATGCTTGTGCAAGACTGCATTTTTGATTATAATATTCCCAAACACGATATGGTTCAGGCGTAACAATGTCTCTATCTTTTAAGAATTGTTGAAATAATCCCTTGTGCCAATTGTCATAGACTCGTTTGTGTAGTTCTGGATGGCCTTTGTACATGTCTGTACCGCCTTCACACACAATAATAAAATCTTCTTCAGTTTCTAACAGTTTTTCAAAGGCTGGAATTGAACAGATAACACGGCCTGTGCCACCGTTCATAAAATATGCTTTTGGTCTTGACAATTTGATCTCCTATTGTACTACTATAACATCTTACATTTAAAATAGCAAGATATTTATAGCAGATTTTGGAGGCAACAAGTTATTCTGGCTCTGTAAAATAATGATGTCCAAACCGTTTATCAAAATAATAGTGAGACCTAGCACCAAACGGTAAAGCCAAATATTTGGTGAAAGGTGTACCGTTTTTTACGGGTTCCGACATTACTTCTGTTAGTTGTTTAATAAAGTTCCTGCTTGCAAGAAAATCCTTTGCAATGGTTGTGGCACGATTCCAAAATTCAGTATCATGATTACTACCGCCGTGATAAAAAAAGCAAATTAATTCCTGGGCGGCTAGGGCACGGTCTATTGCTAATCTGTTAGTTTCAGCTTGAGGTAGCGGCGTGCCAAATTCGGTGGCCATTATTTCTTTTTCGTAGATTAAATTTAAACAATTATACATCCATAATGAGGTAGCACTCATAGGCTCAAAAAATCCAAAGCTGTTTCCGTTTTTATATATTCTGCCATTAGCTGGAGTGTTGCAATAATAACTTTTAAATTTATATTCTATGCTATCTAGTTCTTCTACTGGAACATTAATTACTTTACTAAAATTATCTTTAGCTTCTTCTACTGTATTGATAGTATCGTTAAACAAATAACCGTAACTTTGTCTAGTTTGTAAAGGTATTTCAAACATCCAGCCGTGTAAAGTGGCCCGATGTCCTGTATAATTCCAGTCGCCGGGTATCATTTTATTATGTACAATGGCATGATTAACTGGCATATTACATATAGTGTAGTCAGAATAGTCTTTAGGAAATCCTCTACAATCGATTATGTAGTCAAATTGATATGCAATTCCGTCTACTACTACTTTTACAGCTGAATCTTTAACGGTATTTTGGCCAAATATAATATTTTCTAAGCTATCAACATTACCTTCGAGTACCTTAAACTTTTCAGGCCATAATTTTGCAAATTTTGATAATGCAAAGTTGCGTAGTTTGTGTGTATTAAAATGTATAGCACATCGGCCGGCAATTAATGGGCTATCTACATAGTCGCTTTTCCATTCTTTATAACGTGTGGCAAATTTAAATGTAGCATCTAAATGTTTTAAATCATCTACCATGCTAAAATCTAGACCTAATTCCATAGTTTCCATAAAACTAGGATTAGTACTTTCACCTATACCTATAGGATTGATATTAGGATTATGTATCGAAACGATGTCCCAATCATTTCCTAATATATTAATAAAATGTGCCAATGTAAGAATGCCAGCACTACCTGTCCCAATTACACCTAAACTTTTTTTCATAATAAATCTTTTGGTTTATCTAACGGATCATTGTCATGAGGTCTCCCGTCTGGTGTTAACCAATGCTGTGTCCAGTTAAGTTTTCCTGCTATAGATATCCTATCATCTGTAGTTCTGTTTGGCATAATTTCATGCATTAGCCAACCAGGCCAAATAACTAGTTTGTGACGTTTTGGTTTTATAAAATGATAATTTGTACTTTTTATTTGACTTGGGTGCATAAATCTTAAAGGAGTGTCGCTATCGTCTAAATAAAATGTATACGAAAACGGCAATTCCCAATGATCGTGAAATGTAGTGTACCCGTGTTGTTTGAAAACATTAATCCACATACGTTGCATACGCAAAGTATCTATAGGTTCTTCTATATTTTTTAAGGTTCTATAATATTTGTTAGCCGCATAAGTTATTTTTTCTGAAAGTACACTATAATGTTTGTTTGCATTATGTACACTAGGAATATGAAAATAAGATGAATACGAAATTAAATCTGTAGTCATTTTTTCTCGTATTTGATCTACTAGTTCAAACAGACCCCGATGCGTTTCGTCATCTATATCTAAAATTGTTTCTCCAATAAAACACGGAAACGGATTAATCATATCAATACTCATGGAATTATTTATAACTGTATTACTGAGCCAAAAAAAAACAGCACCAAAGTGCTGTTTTTATTAGTATGATAAATTAATATCCTGGAGCAGTAGTTCCGCCAGTATACATAACACGTACCGCTGGTTCAATAGTTGGAATACCTGCTGTTGATTCTCTGTCTGCACCCGGACCACCTGGATCACCTAATGGTTTTTCATATGGCTCAATTGGGAACATGTGTGCCGCAATAGCTGGTGGAAAATCTTTTAGAGCATGTGGCAAATCGCGAAGTAGTTGGCGATAACGTCTCCACGGAGCTTGTGCAGATTCTGGCATATCTGCCGCAAGTTTATTATCAGTACTAGATAACATTCTATCACGAATTTTTCTAATGTCATCCCAAGTGATATCAAAATTCCAGCCTTCTAGTTCTAGATCTTTTAACGGAATATTGAAATGATGTGTTTCAAAATCGTATGTAACGTTAAATTCGTCGTAGATATCACGTGGGCATACTTCTTCAGGCTCTTCTAAACTAGTATAACCTTCAGGTGCTTGGTGTGCAATACGCCATTTACGTAATGTTCTAAAATCTACTTCAGCACGATTACCTGTGTCGTTGCAAATTTCAGCTAAAAGTGCATTTTCGTCACTTGCTGTTGCATCTACTAATACACGAACACAATCTAATGCCAAAGGACGCTCGTGTTCGCGATCGCTAACTAAGCACCATCCTGCTTCTCTTCCTGTATTCATGTCAAATTGGAATGCTAACCAACGTGGACCGTGATAAGTCCAAGTTCCAGTTAATCCCAAATCAAATGTATTTCCTCGCCACTGATCAGGAATTCTGAATGTAAATTGTACTGTACATTGCTCGTTTCCTTGTTGAATATCTTGTGCCATTTATAATTTCTCCGCTTTTTATTTATTACATATAAGTTATTTTAACAATACCACTTCCGCCCTGTCCAGAGCCTCCGCCGCATTGTTTTGCGTGGTCACCGCAATAGCTAGAACGCCCTGGCATTCCGCCGCCTGCTGGCCAGTTAACATAACAACCGCAAGCACACCATGTTTCGTGGTTCGCTACACCTTGGAACTTACCAATAATAGGTGCCGCTCCAGTAAATCCACCTTGACGAGCACAGTGACAGTATCCGTTACCAACGTTAGATCCCATAGATCCTGCAAAACCTAAGTCTGCTCCCCACCATGCACATCCGCCACCTGCTGTACAGTTAGCACAGCCGTATGCTGTTGAGTATAAACCCCATGCGTCACCGTTACACATTAGGCCACCACATCCGCCATATACGCAGAAATTGCTTAGATTACATCCTTGAATCCAACTTACGCATCCACCTGGTGCACCACAAGTATGTGATTGGTTGCAAGGCCACGAACCGCCAGCACAAATAGTATAGTTCCAGCCTGGACATACACAGATAGAACGACTTGCGTAAGATCCACCTGCGCCGCCTGTTGCAAACGAACAGCAGTTACAGCAAGTTTGGCCAGGGCCACCGCCACCACCGCCCCAAATTTCAAATGTTACATAACCTACGTTAGCAGGTACAGTCCAATAACAGCAACATCCGTTCGATTGCTCACAGCATCCGCCTGCGTTTGCGCAGTTCTGACAGCACATTCCTCGGTAGTTGAAAATCCACTGTACTCCAAAAGCCGCACCTGCACCTGTCTGAATAGCAGAACCAGGAACAACGTTTGCCGGAAGGTTATCGTTGATTATCTTTTTATAACTTGCATAACTTGCCATTTTTTATTCCTTATGCGTAGGTAATTTTAACAATACCACTTCCGCCTTGTCCACTTCCGCCTGCGCACATTTTTGCGTGGTTTCCGCAATAACTAGAGCTTCCGGTTGTGCCGCCGCCTGCTGGCCAGTTAACATAACA